GAGGAGGAGGCCAAGAAACTGGCAGGCGGGAGCATGTATCGAGGTGTGTGGAAGAAATCCACCACCATCTTTGACACCGTGGAAGACTATGAGAACAACACTCGGGAAAAACTTCGCGAACGGGCATTGAATAAACTCACTTCCGAAGAAAAAATTGCATTGGGACTTGACCATATCAAATGATGCTGCTATAAGCGGCTATCATCAGCAAGGTGCAGAGACGTATTTGGCATGGGCAAAAGAACATACCTCTGGAATGGAAAATGATTCTTGGTAGGATGGTGATTTGGAAGAGGATTGGTTGCATATGCACGATAGACCAAGAGATTTTTACGGACCAGAAGATTGGGACGGACACACGGACCCGCAAGAGCAAGAAGATGATGTGAAGAAGCGTCAAGCAGCGTGGGATGCCCAACGCGCCATGCTTCCTTGGTGGCGCAAGCTATTCAAATGAACATAGAAGGAGTTTAATAATGTCTGATTTTGAAGTTCATCCTATTGGAACCGCCAGCCGCATTAAGAGAATGGAAGACGGGTTACGTTTTCTTGATGAGGTGATTGATAACAATATTATTCACACCGAGAATCCCATTAATCGGGTTCATTGGAAGGGTGAATGGCTTGAAGGCGCGGCAGCAGACTGCCTAATTCATCACCTTCGCCTAATTCAGAAAGTAGTCAAATTTGCTTTGGAGGAAAATCGGTGACTCTTCTTTCTGGATGGACACTTGATTACACAGAAGAAAAGACCCATGAAGATGGTCCCTATACTTCTTCGGTCTACAAAAACGATCAAAATGATATTCTTGGCGTCACGGTTGATCCAGACGATCCGGACTGGGTTCATTGGTATTTCATTCCATCAGGTGAGGTTTACCCTACCATGAGTGGGAATGATTTAATTGAAACTTTTATGGAAGAATTTGAAGTATAGTGAATTATATAATTCCCGACAACCCATCTAATCAAAAGGATAATCAAATGGATAAAATTGTTAATGTTTTTAGTGAGATTGTGGTCGGCATTTTTGTCATTACTCTTGCCGGTCTAATGTTCGCATTGCCTGTATATTTTCTGTGGAATAGTTGTCTTGTGGATGCTGTATCTGGCCTTCATCAGATTGGATTGTTTCAGGCATGGGGTTTGAACATTCTGTTTGGTGTTCTTTTCAATAAGAGCATTTCGCAAAAGACAGAGGCGTAAAGTTTATTTTCTCTCACTTTTTGGCGAATAAGTATGCATAAGGGATGTGATTAATCACATCCCTATTGCTATTTAATGAGGAATGTTATGAAATTTAGCGTACTATTACCGACGCGTGGTAGAAAAGAATTACTATTAAAATCCATTCAAAGTCTACTTGAACAAGCAGATACCCCTGACCAAATTGAAGTTCTTTTGGGAATGGACAATGATGATACAGATTCAGTAGAGTATGTCAAGTCAGTAATTCTTCCGAGATATTCTAATATTAAGTTATATATGTTTCCATCATATGGTTATGGAAAACTGAATATATATGCCAATTCACTTGCTGCGCTTAGTGTCGGAAACTGGATTATGCTGTGGAATGATGATGCCTTCATTCGGACTCCACATTGGGATACTGTCATTGATAAGTATGATAATCATCCTATGCCACTCTTACGTATGCAGGTAGAAAAAATGAGCCATCCATTTGCATTGTTTCCAATTGTGAAGCGTAAGTGGTTTGAAACTGTTGGAACTCTTAGTTCATATTCACATATTGATCGCTTTATTTACAATGTAAACAGCAATATAGATTGGCAAAATAAGCATCTGTGGGTAGTTGATGTCCCTGTCAATGTATTACATGATCGCTATGACATTACTGGAAACAACAATGACGAGACCTTTCAAAGAGCAATAACAAGCTATAACGAAGGTCAACCCGATAATCCATGTTCAGATGATTACCAGCCATCATTTACTGCAGTGTTAACATCAACGAATAAACTCATTCATTATATCAATACTGAGTTGGGCGGAAACATGCGTTATTTGCCTATTGATACGCTTAAGGAAGTTCAGAAAGTTTCTACACAAAGTCATGGTGCTCATTAATGAGATATGAACTGAGACGGTGGACTGATGAAGCTAAAACAGAATTTGTGGTCAGACAGTGCTCTGATGATTTTAATTCAATTAACGCACAATATGATAGAGCATTATCTGCCACCACAGCGCCACATCTTATTCACATCGTAGATACCGACTCCGAAAAAAAGAGTTGACTTTTCATTCAATATCAAGCATTGTGAATCATCGGAAATTTCCAAAAGGAGTAATAAGATGGATCGCGTTGTTGAAAATGGAAAAGTTGCAGTTCTGATTTCCACGGAATTCGGGACTGGTTGGTTTTCTTGGCACGGAATTGATGACCTTATTTTTGATCCTGTGCTTGTTGAGATGGTTCGCAATGATCGTCGCGATGAAATCAAGTCGTATGTGTCTCGTGCATATCCGGGCGCTGATATTTCTGAATGTGGCATTTCTGATCTGCAAGTAGAAATGGTTCCGGAAGGATCGGTGTTTCGTATTAATGAATGCGGTGGTGCAGAAACTATCGTGTTTTCCGAAGATGATTATTGGATTGAGGTGTAACATGCAAATTGCAATCGCAACGCCAGATGGAAAGGTTAGCCTTTGGTGTGACGTTACTGGTATCAACGAAGATGGTTCAATTGACTTCTATGTTTTCAACGGTGCTTGGAGAGGTAGATACAATAACGGTGAAATCTACGTAGAATATACCAAGGCTACTTATCCTGGTATGCTTGTGTGGGTTGGCAATGCTCCCAGTAACTACAATCATGCTATACCTTGGATTCAGGAACAAATTGACGATCCCGAATATGTAATGATGCGGCCTGATCAGTATGTTGCCCCCGTATTGGAAAAAAATGATGATGAAGAATCGGATGATATTCCGTTTTGATTGAGGAGTTTTATTATGCTTATTTTTTTTAATCTGTTTCTCGCAGCAATTAATACCATTTGTTTTGTATTTTTCACCCTGCCACAGACTCCGACACGGGGTGGAAAAATTGCGGGATTTATTAATGGTTTGGCCGCTGGTTTTTGTTTGTCTACCGCATTCTCTGCTCTGTTACTGCATTAAGCAAAATGAAAATTATTCATGTTAATAGGCAACATGTTGCCATGAATGCCAAAGATGGTGGGAATCGTCCTGTCTATACCATTAAGGATAGCGGCAAAACCCGTTATGCCCTAGAAGTTGTAATTGACGGACCTTCTCGTTTAGTGTATAATAGCACTCATTTGAGTTGTGGTGCTCGTGCTTGGCTTGAAACTGATGCAGAACTTCAACTTATTGATGAAATGACTTTTAAGGAAGCAAGAGAATATGAAAATTGAGTATCATTTACTTCGTAAGGCGTTGCTGCAGGCAATCTTAATAGTAGGTTCTATTTTTTTGGCGATTGCCGCTATTGTCGGTATTATTTTTGCAATCATTTGGTCAGCATTTAATATTGGACCATTGATGATTCCAGTATGGGCTTTTGTCTGTTTTGTTATAGTACTGACTAGTCAGTTTTATTCTGATTACCATAAAGAATTCATGGAGGAACGAAAGAAGATTGTTGATACGTTGCGGCGATAAATCATGACCGAAGATGAAGCACGAAAAAAATGGTGCCCACAGATTCCAAACCGTGAAGCAAGGTGTATTGGCTCAGATTGTGCTGCGTATAGATTCGTTCATGATGAGTTGACAAGTTTCATCGCCAATGGTAAGACAGTAGTAACACCAAGTGAACATGGTTACTGCGGTCTCGCTGGAAAACTTTGAGGATTTTGTAAATGTCTGAACAGCCAATTATGCATGAACGCGACGATGGCAACAAGCGTTGGTATTTAAATGGAAAAATTCATCGCGAAGATGGGCCTGCTATTGAATATGCAAATGGCACCAAGGAATGGTACCTAAATGACAAACGCCATCGCGAAGATGGTCCTGCTGTTGAACGTGCAGATGGTTCCAAGTTCTGGTATCTAAATGGCAAAGAAATAGATCAATTGGTTTTCTGGGTTACTACTAAAGAGCGAATGGAGGAAGTGTCATGACTATGCATCTTCTTGGCCCCGCTTTCTCTACAATTTCCAACAAGAAACAAAAGAAAAAAAACATAAACGTCAATGCTAAGTTTACACAAGAGTTCAATGCTTACAATAAGCAAATGAAACGTCTTGGGCTTAAGACAAAAACTATTGCTGAATATGTTTCGTATCGTCAAGGAAAATCTAAAACCGAACCCAAGATGATCAAAGAACCAATGAAAGCGGCTACATATATTCGTCCGAGTCCAGTTGTCCCATCATCTGGTGATCAAGTAGGACATATTCCTGCTAAACCCGCAATGTCGTATTCCGGTGAACGAAAGCTGATTGGTATTGGGACGATGCACAAGTCCAATTCGATCCCTATTTTTGAACAAAGTGATGCTGAAGATATCGCTAAGATGAGGAGAAATTAATATGAATGCTTTGATTGGTGCAGTAACAGGAAGTATTTTGTTTCTCGTTTTCACGGTTGTTGCCCAGCCCGGAAAATGGATGTTTGTAAATTATTCGGAAGGAACCGCAATTTTCCTTTATTTTGGTGTCGCATTGTTATTTGTGGCAGCAGGAGTAATAGGCGGATTGTTGATTGACCATTCCAATACATGAAACTTCCAGTTAACTACAATAACCTAACTCCTCAGCAACGAAAGGCAGTTAGAGAACAGTATTGCCAACTACAAGACTGGAAGTGCAGTCATTGTAACAATAATTTGATGGAAGATGCAGCCGATTTCATTCAAAAAATGAAAATTAATTTCAGCCTATTTCCGGGTGGAATCGGTTTTCTAAAATTCCCCATTCATTTACATCATGATCACAAAACAGGCTTGACAATAGGTGCTGTTCATAGTAGATGTAATGCTGTGCTTTGGCAATATCATGGAGAGTAATTTGTGGCTAACGCGGCGGAAAAAGAAAATACATTCAGAGCATTAAAGGATGAGCCTATGCTGGCTACACGTTTCTTATGTAGGGTCAATTGGCATCGGTGGACCAAGTATAGTGAACTTCGCAGAGAGCGAAGAACTCCATACGACTATCTTGTTCAATATCGCAACTGTGATTGTTGCGGAATAATTGCACAAAACATCATACATAAGAATTGACATTCACTCAAACCATCCCCATAGTCTCTTTATTGATTTTTAATATAGGTGAAATATGATTCCTGAAGAGCATAAAGCAGCTATCATTACAAGTGGCATTTCTTTCATGCGTTCTATTACGGAATGTTATGGCAGTGAAGATGGTATGAAACTGTGGGATGCTATTATCGATACCATTGATCCTTCGGTAAAGGGCGAAATCTTTTTCGCAATGCTGCGAGGTGATTATCAAAATAGTATCGTTCTCAAAGGCGTCGGACTTAATACTCAAAAAATTCCCGCCATCAAAGAGATTCGTGCCATTTCCGGTCTTGGTCTTCATGAAGCAAAAACTGCCTATGAAGATGCTGAGCGCGGGTATGGTGTTACTATCTCGTGTGACCCTAAGAAAGTTCATGACGCCATTTTTCATCTTCGCGCTGTCGGAATGATTGTATGATGAAATATCACGTTCGCCTTACTTCTGAACAGTGGCATGAAATGTATTATCGTATTCCAGAACACAATCAACATACTGGATTTGATAAGTATTATAACTGTGAGACTGATGAAATCAAATGTTTGAACACTGACGGAACCGATCACTATCTTGTGTTTGAAACTGAAAAAGATGCAATCATGTGGGTTTTGAAGTATCTATGATAGAGGTTCATATTTCTCTGGCAAAATATTTTAGTCTTGCCGATGCAAGCCTTGACACAGATGAATTTGAAAAAAAGTTTAATGCATACCCAAAATTATCACCCAATATTGCCGTAATTATATTGGTGTTTAAAAATGAACAAGATGCAATTTGGTTCCAATTGAGGTATTTATGACAAAACAAATCATACTAAAATACAAACTTGTTCGCCGTGGTGAAAAGTGGTGTGTTCGCGTCAAGGGATTGGTGAATACCACCGATTCATTCGGTTTCTGTCATGAGCGTAATATGAGCTATCACATTAAACAGCACTGGTCTGGTCGGTCCGTTTATGAATGGGATTACGATTTTATCTTTGACAAGGGCTATGAAGCCACTACATTTATTATGGGATATTTGGTATGATTATCTATAAAATTCGCCACAAAGAAACTGGAAAGTTTTTGAAGGGGACTCCTACATATCACAGCTATGATAAGGACGGTCGTATTTTTCCGACTATTGGCAATCTTCGTACCTTTTTAGCCAACATACTAAGATATGATCATACCCGTGGTCATGTTGCGCTTTGGGACATTATTGAGTATGAAATCACTGAAAATAGTGTCAAGGGTGTTCATGAAGTTATCAAGCCCGAGCAACTTATCAACATGTTGAAGAAATAATTATGTCTGAGTGGCAACTTATTGATACTGCACCAAAAGATGGGACAGAAATAATCTGCTGGCCCGGTTTAAGAAAAAACAATTCTTCCGTAATGGGCGCATGGTTGAATACGAGGGGTGGACCATGTTGGTATGATCTTGCGGTAGGACATCACAATGGATATTGGAAACCCACACATTGGATGCCGATGCCCGAGCCTCCCTCTTTGGAAAATAATCATGAATAAACCATATGATTTAAATGGAAGTGCATATAAAGACCTTCCTAACCGTCTTGAAAAACAGGCTCAAAATGTTGAAAAAGACGGGTGGCTTAATGCTGCCCGTCTTATGCGTAATGCTGCCGATGTCCTGCGTGAACTTCACGAGAATAATATTATTAAACTTGACTTGGATGGAGATGATGATGTATAATATACTTTGCCGTATTGGATTTCATAGTTGGGTGATACTTGATAGTGTTGGCATGACCAATCCCTACCGATGCAAAAACTGCGGAAAGAGCACGATGAAATGAACGAAGACAAATACAAAGTTGCACTGGAAAAACTGATTTCAGTTCTTGACCGTTGCCCTCAATTTGAATCTGGGGCAGGTGGAATGTCCATTGAAGCACAGATGCGTAGAACCTTTATCAATCGTGTTCCTGCTATGGCAGTAGAAGATGCACGTAATGTTTTGTTAGGTATTGATGATTATGAGTCCTGAACTTGATCAACATATTAGAGAGAAGTATCCACTTATCTTTCAGAACTCATGTGAAATGAGCATCGGTGATGGCTGGTTTGACATTGTAGACAATGCATGTGGTGGCATTCAAACTCATATTGATTATACTGAACAACTGATTGTAATGGCTATTCATTGGAATAATCAAGTGAACGATCCTGATTTTGATTGGGATGCACACAAAGGCTCTTTTACCAAGAGAGAAGAACGAAAAGTTCCAGAGCCGGTTGAACAAGTTGTTGCCACACAGATCAAAGAAAAATTTGGCAATTTTCGTTTCTATTATCAGGGTGGCGACGATTATATTCGCGGGATCGTCAGTATGGCAGAAGCAATGAGTGCCTTAACATGTGAAGAATGTGGACATCCCGGTAAAAAACGAAATAGAAAACATTGGTTTTTGACACTTTGTGACAAACATGCAGAAGAACAAGGATTTATTCAAGATGAATTTACGAGTACTACTTAAAGCATTAATCCCATCAAAACGAGATATTAAGTTTGCTGGACAAGTTTCACTTTTATGCATAGCCATGATGGTGATCGCACTCCCGGTTATACTTGCTGTAGGGACCGCCTTCCTTGGTATTTGTTACCTTATTACTTTCTTTTTGGGTAGTTATGTCACAAATGTATTCGTATACGTTTTGGGCATATCGTGGTTTTTGTGGATTATGTTCGGTGATACAGTAATGAACAGATACCAAAATAATCTCCAAAAAATTAAGGACAAGTAAATGGCAGAAGATCAAAAATTTATCATGGTTGTGATTAGTGTTGTAGTCTATTTATTCATAGCATTTTCTACAACACTGACAAATGCCGGTGAGGACATTCATCCTCTTATGGGTGTCTGGTGGCCAATTCTTCTTGTTAGAGAATTATGGAAGTCATTTTATAAGCATGTCATCTGTGAAAAGTGGTATTGAATCTGCTTGACAATAGATCGGTTATTTGTTATATTTGTTCTTTAGAAAGGATATAACATGACCCGTATCGCTATCCGACATATGTCGCAGAATATCCTTTGATTTTAGGATGCTTGGATGTTGTTCCATCACGCAACACACCATATATTAGATGAAATGGTAATCCCAATTCTTTACAAGTATGTCTAAGATTCCCAAAACATTCTATTTTTTTGCCTAAAGGATCAACAATAAGTATCCGTCTTGCTCTGGGATTATTTTTTCCAGAGTTATCTTTACCTTTAAAGTTTGCAGATCGTTTCTTCTTAAGTTCATCGGCTTTTTCTTTACCATATAGTTCTTCGTATGATTTACCTTTAAACCTATCTGTAGCAACTTTTCCTTGTGCCGCTTTCACCTCATCTGTGTGAGTTTTTCCGTACATACCGTTGCCCTCCCCTCGCGCGCCACCACCGTCGCCGTATTCTTCTTTAAGATTAGCCCACTCTTTACTTTCTACTACATTCCACAAAGCACTGTAATATAGCCCCCATTCCCTAACTTCTTCGTTAGTTTGACATTCTCGCAGGATTTCCGTAGTGACATCATATCCATGTTTTTTTATATGGTTTTGCCATCTTTTGCCGGAACCTTTATATTTATGTGGGTCTTGTGTAGTTTTTCCGAGGTAATTGAGACCGGTTTTGTTATGGGTCTTCTTGTACAAATAAATAGTCATTGCTGATACTCCTTAACAGTATTAGAGGGGATGGGCATTGCGAGTGCCGCGATCCTCACTTTTATTTATCTTTTTCGTTGACATCAATTAATTTTGATGTTATAATCAATCTATCATTTAACAAAGGAATCATAATTATGAATCAGAAAGGAAAAGGTGTCGGAAGTTTGCGTGTTGCAATTGCTTCCGACCTTTAGCTCCACTTGGAATTTGAAACCATTACTCTTCCAAACACAGAAGGAGCAAAGGTTCTTATCCTTGCAGGTGATATCGTGACTGCATATGCACTTCATGAGAACCCACACCCTATCATTCCTCCAGCAGAACATGTCATCTGGAAGCCAAGTAAAGGCCAACAATTGGCTATGCGTTTTCGTGAATTCTTTAACCATGTAAGTGCTGAATATGAACATGTAGTTTACGTTGCTGGAAATCATGAGTTTTATCATGGTAAATATCCCGATGCATATGACTGGCTTCGTGAAGAAATGAAAAACTATCCAAACATTCATTTTCTTGATCACGATAAAGTTGAAATTGATGGTATCACTTTCCTTGGCGGCACACTTTGGACCGACATGAACAAGCGCGATCCATCTACGCTGCAGTTGATTGAAGGCATGATGAATGACTTTCACATTATTCGTAATAGTCAGCAGAACTACCGAAAGTTTCTTCCTGTGGACGCGGTAGCACATCATGCGTCTACTTTGGGATATATCAGACAGACGGTTGATGCTGATCCGAGCAAGCAATATGTCGTAATAGGACATATGGCTCCTACTCCCTTGAGCATTCATGCAAACTACAAAAACGATTACTATATGAATGGTGGATATCATAGTGATCTGTCTGAATTTATTCTTGATCGTCCTCAGATTACTCATTGGTTCCATGGACATGTTCATAACCCATTTGATTATATGATGGGTGATACTCGTGTTGTGTGTAATCCGCGTGGGTATAAAGGGCACGATCCCAATGCTGATCTGTTTCAATTGAAGTTTTTGGATATTTGATAATTAATATAAAAGGATTTAATTATGCACCAACTCACAGTGTTAATCACTAATCTGTTAAGTTTTGGTTTGGGCTTTATGATCGCTTCCCGTTTCCTTTATGGGAACGCGGTCAAGCAGGTCAGTAAAGATAAGCAGAGACAAATGTTTCCTGTATGTATTGCAGAATATATGGAGGGCAACTATTATCTCTACACAGAAAAGCCTCAAACTTTTTTGTGCCAAGCTCCCACCATTGAAGAGTTGGCCAAGACCCTGAAGAATAACAAGCACATTTCATTGGCTTTTGTCGTATCCAAAGACGTTAAAACTGAAATGTTCTGGTTTGCTGATGGAGAGGCAACTCCTACCTCACCTAACTCCATGTTGCCAAAAATTAATAATTAAGGAAAAAGATGAAGATTAATTTAGGACGATATCCCAGTGGATTCGGTATCCAACGTAAGATAGACATTAATATTGAGAAGTTTGATACATGGAGCTTGGACAACACGCTTGCGCTGATCATTCTCCCTGCACTCATTCAACTTAAGCAATCTAAACATGGTGTTCCAAGCGAATTTGTATCTGCAATTGGCGGAGACATGGATAGAAATTATGTTTTTGATTTCATACACGAGGATGAGCGCGCAGTATTTGATAAAAACTGTGAAAAATGGGAAGAAACGTTTGACAAGATGATTTGGTCATTTCAGCAAATTGTTGATGGTGATTATGATAGTCGTTATCACCATGGTGAATTTGTT